CGTATTTAATGAAGTCATCCCCTCGCTCCTCTTTTACGACAGGTGATGTATAGGTACTCAAATTAACCACCCTTAAATCGTTTTTTCCTTTAGGCATTGGGCTAATATTTCGTTTAACTTGTTTTAATTTGCTCATATCAGGATATAATCATTGTCGCTACTTTCTGTAACGTATTGGTCTTTGTTGATAGAGTAGTAATCGTTTGTATCTTGGTCGATTGTTTGATCGGTGCAAAACACTTTATCTTTATAGATAACATCCGAACCCTCTTTAACGGTTAAATCATAAAATCTACCTTCTTTAAGTGCCAATTCCTCTGAAAGTACTAAATAATTTCTGTCGGTAGTGGTGGCGATGCTATAACTAACCTCTGTGTTGGTGCTATCATCCCTCAAAATCATACTCACGTTTGATGCGTAGCTTCGTGGGATTATCTTAACCGTTTGTGATGCGGTTGATGTTGTTAATGTTATCATACTTATATAACGCAAAAGTTTGAAATTTTGCATAAGTATTAAAAACAAAAAAAGGGGCATATAGCCCCCTCTTTGATAGATAACCCTAAATTAAGCAGTTGGGTCGATTTGTGTAGCTGAAGCATCGTCAGTAATTACTGTTGAAGTAACGAAGTAAGGTGGTGCAGTCTCTTGGGCAACAAGAGTTAATGAATAACCGCTTAAATCTCCCATTGCTGCGCCTGTGGCGATAGAACCGCCTGTAACTTCCGCTCCGTGTTCAAGACCTGCCAAAAAGAAATTTCCGTTATAGTCCTCAATCGCGACGTGTGGTCTTGCGTGGGCAATAAGTTTTAATTCCTCTTGAGTGGCTTTGTCTTGGTAAGTAAGGTTTAATGTAAGTGTGCTTTCGTAGAAAGTAGTACCGTTTTCTCTTGACGAGTTAATTGCAGTTTCCAAAGTGGAGTTGCCTTTAACGTCAAATTGATACCAAGTTGGAGTTCCTGCAAGTACGGTGATTTCTCCCGCTACAATTGTTGCATCTCCTAAAGTTCCATAATCAGCAAAGTAAACAGTTTTTATACCGCCTACTGCCGATTTGCAAGGTACTTTTCTACCTGTGGTAAGTGAACAAGCCATATTATTTTTTTTTATTAAAAAAGGGCAGGTAGGCATCGACCTATCCCACCCCTTTTATGTTAAACTACAAATTATGAATAAAGAACGATGTCAGAACCGATACCGTGTTGTACTCCTGCGGTATATCGCATAATAACACGAACGTTATCAGAACCGTCAAGATCAGCCATATCCAATACTTTAACTACGTTTCTGTCATCAAGCAATCCTGTTCCAAAGAATAGGTTAGATTTTTGAGCAGCTACGGCAGTATCGTCAGCAAGACCTTTAGCAACAAAGATGTTCACGCCATCAAAAGAAAGTTGACCACCGTTGTACCATTGAGTACCTTGGTTGTTTACACCATTAGCACCGATAGTAGCAGCGAATCCACCTAAAGCACGAACGTAAGCACGAGCGATATTAGATGAAACATAAAGTGTCAAGTCTTCTTTTCCGTAAACGGCAGAAGGGATAGCATCAACGATTTTTCCTAATTCAGTTACTACGTTAGAAGCAGTTACAGAAGTTGCAACAACATCATTAACAGTAGCATCAGCAGTCAAAAGAGTTTCGAAACCATCAAATGATCCTTCACCTGCACTACCTTGCCAAATAGAAGTTTCAGTAGCGTTGGCTACTTCTGCTGCTACACGAGCGATAACATAGTCAGAAAATAGTGGGGGAAGTGAATCGAAAGCAGAAAAGCCCATTTGAGCAGCTTCCCAATCAGCGTGTAATTCTTTTTTACAGATTTGTAGGTTTACTTGCAATTCAGCAGGGGTAAGTACTTTTTCTGTAAGTGTTAGACCTGATGTAGTGGCATCAAAATCGCAATCAGCAGAACGAACGATATCGCTCATAGTTCCGACTTTCATAGCCGCTTTGTACTTAACGTTAGGCAAAATAGTGATTGCGCCTTTGTCAAGGGTGTCAGCAGAAAGAAGTGCAGAACCTAAATATTTTCCTGCAAATTCACCTGCATAACTTGATGAAGTGATAGTTGGGTTTGGCATTTTATTTAAATTTAAATGTTAATTTATTGATTAATAAGTTTTGACATAACTCTGTCAAGAGTTGACTGTGGTCTGTTTTGAGCGAATTTCAATACTGACTTTTGCTCTTGTTCAGGGCTATGAGTTAAAGGGTCTGCAGCGGGAGTTTCGCTTAATTCCTCACGGACTTGGGCTTTTACTTCCTCTACTTCTTTTAACTCGGTTTGCTCTTGGACTAATTTTTCAATCATTCCTTTAAGTTCCCCGATAACTGAATTAAACTCCTCTTTTGAGATGTAGCTCAATTCTTCTGTCATTTCTGTTTCTTCGACTTGTTCAGCCATTTCGGTTTCTTCTGTGGCTTCTTCTTCAGCAGGGGCTTCTTCTTCTTCGCCTTCCATTTCTTTGATTTCAGCGATCAGACCTTCTTCCTCTACGATAAGAATTTTACCATCTTCAAGTTCGTAATCTCCAACAGGTAGGGCGACTTTCTCATCCTCTGTTATAATGAAAATTTCGTAACCTGCCTCAAAGGCTTCAGCTTCCAAAACAGTACCATTCTCAAGTTTCATCTGCTCTAAACGAACATCTTCACCCAAGTAGGTTTTGATTTTTGTTAAAATTTCACTTGCTTTCATATTCATATAACGTATTTAAAAATTAATTTGCATTTTCATTTATCTCATATCTATTAAAAACGATTGCCATATAGCATTTACATCGTTATCAGCATCTACATAAATTTCTAAACTTCCATCCTCTATATCTGAATCCATAAAGAAAAAGAAGTTAGATGTTTTAGTTCGGGTTACTGCACTTTTAAAATATAAGTCCTCAACATTGATATCAAACACTTTAGTGCCACTTGAATTTTTAGCCCTTGCGATTATCTGTACCTCTGTGTTTGCAGGTACGGTTAATTGTACTTCAAACCTAACAGATACAAAAGATGCCATCTTTAAATCTCTAAATTTAACGGCACTATCAACGCCTACAATATAATCAGCATCTAAATACCAAGGTCGATATTTAGTAACCTTATATCCTGTGGTGTTAAAATCGCCTGTTAGTTTAGTTTCAGTATCTGCCGTAATTGTTTGGGGCGTGGTCGATGCGTTTGTAAAATACAAGTTGCCTCCCAAGTGGTTAAGCATTGCACCGAATGTTTCTCGCATCTTTGCAGGAGTGATAAACTTTGTATTGTTATCAGGCATATTAGCCTCCCCTAACGCCTTTATTTCTATGTTACTATCTGCCATAATATTATGTTAAAAATCCATCGCTAAAACCGTCTGAAAACGCCCCTGACTGCTTTGTGATACTTCCTATCCCTTGTGCTTGTAGTGATCCATCACAACATTTAATCGAATAGGTATTGTCGGGGCATAAACAAGCCCTGCGACCACCTTTGGGGCTACTATAACTCGGTGTCTTAAATTCTTTTACGTTACGTCTATTCATCTGCCTTGACCTTTATAGGGTTTTCGGTAATTCTTTGAACCCTTAACGCTACTCATCTTTGTTTTAGCGTGTACGCCTTTTCTACGGACTTTGGGTTTTTCGAATTTGGTTACTTGAATATGTTTAGCCATCTAATTTGCCTAATTCTTTGAGTTTGCTTTCTGCCCATCGCTTTGCGGCTAATCCACCCCATAAAAGGTATGATATAGTGCCACAGGCTTTGGTATCGCTTTCGTTGTAGTATTCTTCTGCCCTTGATAAATAAGAATACATACGTTGTATTGTTTGCTCTGATATTGGTTTGCCTTGCGCTAATTGTTGGGCTCGAATCTTGCCAACATCAGTAGCGCATTTGTTGTTTACCTTTGCGTTAAGTTCAATACCTCGTTTAGCATTGTTTCGAACCGCATCGGGATAATCAGAATAGCTTTCTAATTCTCTACGTTTGCCACCCTTAACTCTTTTGTCATCTTTAATGATTG